CCTTCGCGCCTCCCCCGGTGCCGGTGCCGAGGAAGCCTGAGACGTTGTCGATGACCGACCAGAAGGCCATCGAGAACCTGATCCAGCGCCTGCCGCAGAACGGTGGCGGGACCGACCCCCGGTTGTAAAATCGGGGTCGGCTCTTTTTGCGAAAAAGCATGTTTTGAAAAAAAAGTTCTCCAATCATTTCGGTCGGAACTCCCGGCTAACCCCTTGACGCGCGTCACTCAACCAGCACGGGTATTAGCAATGTGCTAATATACCCTTGACGGTCGGGATGGACCTGACCGAGTTGTTTGAAATCGTAAAGGAGGCAACATGCAGTTAACCCTGCAAGAAGTCGAGAAGCGTCTAAAGCGGTGGCACACCCGGCTGACCCGGGCCAGCAACGAGGTTGCGAAGCTGGAGAAGAAGCGCCGCCGCTTGGCTGGACCCGGTTGGGTCGAGCAGGTGAAGACCTTGGCGGATCGCCCACGCGAGCACACCAAGGTGCGCACCACCAGCGGCGAGGTGGTCGGCGTCAAGACCGACAGCGAAATCCCGCTGCCGGAACTGGATGCCTTCTTCGTCCTGCCCAGCCTGCCGGAAAAGTCGGAGAGTGACCTGACCATCCCGCCGGAACTGAAGCGGACAGAGAAGCCGCTGCCGAAGGCTGGCGACCCCGGGCCGAAGATGCTGTCGGACCTGCTCAACAAGCCGTTCATCGACGCCCGCAAAAAGAAGCGGCTCGATGCACTCGACGAAAAGCGGCGGGGCCGCTCGCGGTTCAGCGCGAGCGACATGCCCCTGAGTGGCCGGGATGCCATCAAGGCCATCAAGGACGCCCGTCGCAAGAAGTAGACTAGCGCCGCCTGCCCCCGCCCTTCGCCGGGCGGGGGTTTTTCTGTTCTCCCTGTTTGGTTACTTCTCTGCCACCTTCCGCTCGTCCGCACCACCGAGAACGGCGGCGATGGCCGTGCAGATGCGGTCGAACTGGCGGCTGTAGACGTCAGCGTCCGCCGCGCTGTCGACAAAGCAGACCTCGATGAGGATCGCGGGGCCTGTCGTCTGGTTGAGGAAGTACAGGTCGGTGCGCTTCTTGGCCCCCCGGTTGATGAAGCCGCAGGCGGCGATGGCCCCCGCCATACGCGCGGCGAGCGACGATTGCGTGACGTAGAGCACCTCGCAGCCCATGGGGCTGGTCGTCTCCACGTAGGCATTGAAATGCACCGATACGTCGAGATCGCGCTGCTCCGAGTTGTGCGCGTCGACGATGGTGGCGAGGTTCTCCGACTGCGAGGTGCTGGTATCGTCGTTGAAGGTGGTCACCTCGACGCCACGTTCCTGCAGTTCCTCCGCCACCTTTTCGACCACGGCGCGGGCGCAGTCGACCTCGTCGAGCACTCCAGAGGCACCCCTGACGTATTTGCCGTGGCCCGAGGAAATCACCACCCGGTCATAGACCTGCGCTTCCGGCCCGCGATGCGTGAACGGGAAGATCACCTCGACAGTCTCGTCGGTCATCAGGCCCAGTGCTTCGAGCACAAAGGGCGACACATCCGCTATGCGGTTCGTGTTCTCGTGCGGTCCCCAGTCTGCCGGGTATGCCTTCATCGACTTGCCGGTCTTGGGATTGCGCACCAGCGCCATTTCCTCCAGCAGCATGTAGGGCGGCGTCTCGTCGTAGTCCCAGCGGCAGGCGATGTAGGGCACCTCCGGGTTGAGCCGTCGCGCCAGCCCGCTGGTCCCTTCCGGCTGGTAGGACAGGAACAGATGCGGGGCTGTCTCGACGTCGTAGATGAAGGCCAGCCCCTCGTCGGCGTCGACGCCATCGTCGTCTGGTCCGCCGAACCAACTGACTTTACCCGTGAGGTTTAGCATGATGACGGGTTCCACTTGAGCGCATCGGCCCGCGCCCGCTGGTAGGCAACAACTGAAGCCTGCAGTCCGGCAGACGCACGCCCCGGCTGGCCGTGCGTGTCCTTGAGCCAGCCGGTGAATAGATGCTTGACGTTCTCCTTGAACGCATCGTCAACCGCCGCCAGCACTTGCGCGCGGATGTGCACGCGATCCTCGTCAGTGACGCAGGTCGGCACTGGCGGCACGGTGCCCTGCGCGTAGAGGAAGGTGCCGACCAGCAGCACGGCAACGGAAATGCTGGCGACTGCCCTGATCATGTCAGGCAGTGAGTTGGTATTCTGCCATTAGAGCCTCGCGTCCAGAGCAACAGTAAGACCGGCAACATAGTTTTGCCCCACAGCAATCGCGTTCACATCAATGCGCACATCGCCCTGCGTTGTGGAAGTAAGTGTGTAAGTGCAACCACCTAATGTGGGAGCGTTGCCAATTTGGGCTGCAGTCGGTGCCGCCCGCATTGGCGTAGCGAACTGATTTGAGGTGTAAAGCGCACCTCCAGCAAGCGTTGAATAATAGCCAATAGTACTTATCAACATTCGTTGATAGTATCGCTGACAGATGACGAACTCCTGATCGAATGGCCGCATCACAAATGGCGAGCGCGCGGCGGACGGCGCTTCGTTGCCGGGGAGGACGATGACGCCAGTCAGGCGTGCAACGTCTGCTGCTGCCGCCACAGCGTTTACCTGACCAGAGGCGATAACGTAATTGCCGCCTTGCCAAGTGTTAACGGCGGGGGTGATGTAATTTGAGCCAGCCGCCATCGTAAACGAAAGAAAAATCCCGGCTGTGTTGTCAGCAGCCCAAGTGCCCGCTGTGTCGCCGGGGATGGTGACGGTGTTGTACTGCGCAACGTCGGCGATGTTGTGCGTGTAGGTTGTAACATAGGAGCGGTTGCTTGCACCGTTGCGCGCGCTGACGCTGTAAAGGCCCGTGCGATGATGCGCCGACCAGAAGCCGATGGTGATGGGCTGGGCGTTTGCCGTCCCCCATCCCAGCCGTGCGGCGCGATAACCCTCGATGGGCTGAAATATGAACGCAAGATCACCCGCACCCATCGAAGCCTGTGGTGTGGGAACAGTGTAATAAAGATGGCAAGGAAAGCCGGGAGCAATAGACGCGGCACCCTGCAATCCCGAAAGCGCCATCGACCCAGCCCAAAATATCTTCCAGCCGTCGCACACATAAGTGTTGGCAGTATTGGTGCCGCTCGATCCTTTTTCCTGACTGACCTCCATGCCGCCATTGATCTGCAGGCCGCCCATCATCATCGCGTCGAACGGAGCCGCATAGGCGTTCTGCCGGGCCAGTTGTTGCTGCGCCGGGGTCCACAGTGTCGCTACGTCGGAGCGCACCGCCTTGGTGTCGACCGGATGAACGTGGTCCTCGCGCGTGTAGTTGGTGGCAGCGCCAGCCACCGCAGGCGTGTTGTCCATCAGCGGCAGGGCGTTGCTGGGCGTGCCGGATATGACGCTGCCGCCGACCGTCGTCCACTTCTCGCCGTCCCACGTGTAGACCGGCAGGCCCGCGACGGCAGGCACCGGGTACTTGTCGCCATTGGCGGGCGATGAGGGGAAGTCGAGGGCTGCCATGTCAGGTCCCTCCAGCTTTCTTGTTGACCTGCCCCGAGGATGATTGCTGCACCTGCGCCCTGAAGCCGTCCGCCGTCAGCGGCGGCTGCCCCTCCAGTGCGCGCAGGCGGTTCTCGTGGTCGAAGGCCAGTTCCTCTCCCGGCGTTGGTTCGGGTTCGGGCACGGGCGGCGGCACGTAGGGGTCGGGTACGCCGCCATCTTCCTTCCACTTCAAATATTCAGCATAGTGCCGATTAGCCGGGTCAGGTGGAACCGTCCACACTGTGCCGTCTGCCGTGTCGGTGTAGATGACGGCACATGGTTCTTCGGTTGCGGTGAGTTGATATTCTGCCATCAGAGCCTCGCGTCTAGTTTAAGGGGGGGCGTTCCAGCAGCGCTGATTATCTGCGTTGATACGTTGCTAAATGCGGTGGTGCCGGTGACTTGCAACCCAATAAGTTGCTGAAACACATTGGGGACACTGGTGACCGTCGGTCCAATGGACACGGTGCCACCCCCTCCGACATAAGCGATGCCGGGAAGCAACAGCGTCCACTGCCCCGGTATTGTCGGCCCGACTGGTCCGGTAAAGTTTACCCCGACTAGCGGCAGGCTTGCTGCCACGTTGGTCCGCATTGGACGATTAACAGGAAGCATGGCAGAGGCCCCGCTCGTGGTACCGCTGCAGGGAATGACCCCATCCAACGGCACAAGCTGGAAGTATCTGCGACACGCTTCTAGTTCCTGATCGTAAGGCCGCATCACGAACGGCGAGCGTGCGGCAGATGGTGCTTCGTTGCCGGGGAGGACGGTGACGCCGGTAATGCGGAAAGCGTCGGAGGTTGCGGCAACGGCGTTGATCTGGCCGGGAGCGGCAAGATAGTTTCCCGACAACCATGTGTTTGGTGATGGCGCGATGAGACTGCTGCCGCAACCCAGCGAGAACAGAACCTTTAGCCCGACCGTGTTGTCAATGAGCCAAGTGCCCAACGTGTCGCCGGGGATGGTGATGACGTTGTACTGTGCGATGTCAGCAACATTTTGTGTGTATGTTGCTGAGTAGCTTCGACCATCTGCACTATTGTGAACGGAAACACTGTAAACACCTGTGCGATGATGCGCTGTCCAGAAAGCAATGGTGAGTGGTTGCGCGTTGATAGTTCCCCATTGCAATCGCGCGCAGCGCCATCCCTCGATCCACTGCTGAATTTGTATGTAGTCGTTGGCACCAAGCGATGCTTGTGCTGTGGAGGTGGTAACCAGTAATCGGTAGGGCGTATAAAACAAATTGCCGCCGCTGCCGTCAGCAAGCGCATTAAATCCCATGCTGCCGCCAAACCCAATCCGCCAGCCATCGCAAATATAACCAGCAGCGTTTTGTATGCCCGCGCCGCCCCGCTCCTGACTGACCTCCATGCCGCCGTTGATTTGCAACCCGCCGTACGCCATCGCATCGAACGGTGCGGCGTAGATGTTTTGCCGCGCCTGCTGCTGCTGCGGAATGGTCAGCGACTGCGCCACGTCGTAATGCACAACGGCACCGGGGGCGGTGTCGACGTAGGCCTTGCTGGCTGCGTGCGCTGGTGCGGTCGGCGGCGTGACCACGTTGAGCGGCCCCGTCATGGTGTCGCCCGCCTTGATGACGAAGCCGTTGATGTCCGGCTGCGGCGCGGCAATCACCCACTGCGTCGAGGTGCCGTCGTTGTAGCGGATATAGAGAAGCCCGCTGTCGCTTTCCCACCAGAGTGCTTTATCGGCTGCGCCGACTGGCGGCGTCGGCCCGACCAGCACCACTGCCTGTCCGGCCCCGAAGCGCGGGTCGTCACCAGCCGCCACGGTGCCTGCGACAGTGCCGACGTCAAGGATCGCCGCGCCCTTCAGCCCGAGGTTGGTGCGTGAGGTCGGCGCACTGAGCACATCGGACAGGTTGGCGGAGCGCAGCATGTCGCCAGCGCCGGACCCGGCAGGACCAGTCGCGCCGGTCGGACCTTGCGGGCCTGCTGGCCCGGTTGAGCCCTGCGGGCCGGTCAGCCCGGGAGGGCCCTGCGATCCGGTCGGCCCGGTCGGTCCTATTGGTCCCCGGATGTCGGTCGCAAGACTGATGTTGGTGACGTAGCCCGCCGGGCCGATGTACATGCCGCTGGGCGGCACATCGCCGACGCCGCCGGTCCACGCGACCACCTGTATGACCACCCGGTTGCCGTCATTCACCAAGGCGACGACAGGCAGCCACGTGGTCGGGATCGGAATGATCGCGCCGTCGCTTGAGTGCAGCGAGCGGTTGAACCCGTCCTTGAGTTGCGCCAGCGCGTGCCAGATTTTGTCGTAGGCGATTTCCTGATCGCCCGCATCCATGGTCGACAGCGTGGTGCCGTCGAGGTCTTGGATGAACTGCACGTCGCGCAGGATGGTCAGCACCTGCCCCACGTTCGGCGTGAACTGCAGCGTCACCGTCCCCGCCGTCTCGGTCATCGCCCCGGAGAGTTCGTAATGCGCGTGCTCCGTGAGGACGGTTTCGGTATTGGTCGGCGCATCGGTGAGGATGATCTTGACGTCGAGGTTCGACTGGAAGGCAAAGCCGGTCGAGAACACCCGCGTGATGCCGTTGCAGGTGTACTGGACGCGCGCGAGGTCGGACGAGACTGTCATGCGTCACCCCTATTGCGATGGTACGGCAAAGCCGCCCCCTGCGGTTGGATTTCGTCGCGGCACCACTGAGGGCTTGCCGAAGCGGTCGGGCAGCGGGTCCTGCACCGGGCGTTCCATCGCTGTGGATACCGCCTGCTGGCCCTGCTCGATGCCCTGCCCCTGCAGGTAGGTCGGCAGCTTCTGCGTCTCCCGGTGCGCCTGACCTTTCTTGATTTCGTCGTAGAAGTCGGGGAAGCGGGTCTTCGCCTCCGACATGATCTGCTTCTGCGCCGCCTGCCGGTACGCCTGCGCCCACTCCTTGATGAACAGCGACTTGCCGCTGTCGACGCCCGTTTCGCCGGGATCGCTGCGGGTCTTGTAGATTTGCGAGTAGATCGGGTCCTTGCCGCTGACCACACGGTTGATGAAGTCCTCGAACCCTATCTTC